GCGTTCAGCATGGCACCAACTTCACTGATCTTGATTAGCGCTATTTCGTGCTGCTTTACACTCATTAATCGACGATCTTTGTGTGTTGCGAATCGCAACAGATAGCGAATATAAGCCAGCCCGGCATCGCATGCGTACAGCTTCGATTTTTGACCGCTTTTACCCGCCTTCATGAACAATTCCACTTGTTCAAAGATTGCGTCTAGCATTTTGTTTCTTAGCGCCCCGTGTTGACGTGGGGCGTTTTGTACAATCGGATATATGTAGTTAGCGAGCTGATCAAATTTTTTAACGATGATCATTTGCTCGCTACTAATAACGGCATCACGATACTGCACATCCATTTAACTCGCTCCCGCTCGCCTATCAAGATTCAAAGTGGTCACAGACGCCACGGGCCGCGATGGTGCTGGCCGAGTACCACGGCTCACTGACCCAGTACGACGCGCGAGGACCGGCAATGCCGGAGTCACCCCAATCGCCGCCAAAAAGCGAGGCTCCAACACCCGCTGACCCAGCCGTATGCACTTGCCCCTCTCCGTTTGTATCTGCTGCGTACCAAGCATACCCGCTGGAACCATTTCCGCGATCCCAGCGCTCAGAACCCCATTGCCACATGTGACCGGATACTTGTTCGCATCCGACCATTGATTTTGCACTGGCATCGAATTTCGTTGTTACTGGATCTGTACCGACTGCATAACCGGTCACACTGCCAAACGCCAACTGTTCGAATTCATGTGAATTGGGCAGGCGCTTACCGTATGCAGCTAAAACACGCGCTGCCGTGTACTGGCTAAAATCATCGTACTGATCCGTACCATCACCGCCCCAGATAGCAGGCACTTTTGGCGCGCTTGATCCATCCGCAATCGTTGCGTTATACGCGCTTGTTCCGAGTAAATCTGGCGATGTATTTAGTAGATAAATATCACCCCAAATCCCCATTGGCGAACGGACCATACCGCGCGGATCGCGGACATATGGTTTGTATTTAACATCGTAAATTGAGTATTCATTGATCACGCCATCTTGATAATGGAAGCCACCGACGCGGCGCGATGTTAATGCTGTGTAGCCGTCTGGTACCGTGAAATTCGCGGAAACGACTAGGCCGTCTGGCGTGGCATAGATTGCGTAATCTGTACCTACGGACATGGTGCCCGGTAAAACCAACCCCGTGCCTTCGTTGTATTCATACGCCACATTATTGACCACGACAGTTAAATCGGCCGCGTTTTTAAGTGTGCCCGCATCGAGTTGGAACGCTGGATTTGAAACAATGTTTTTTTCAAACATTGACTTAGAGCCATACATCCGCGCCGTCGGGAGCATTCCTGATAAAATATTAGATGCGTTTAAATAAAAATCAGGAGCATTACCTCCCAATTTTTCGGCATCTTTCATCTTGGTAATGACGTTCGCTAAATTCGTTAAAATGGCTGGATCATAAACAACCCCAGCAGCAGCTAAAGCGTTTTTAAATTCGTCGATGCTGTCATTAAACCAGTCTTGCCCTGGGTAACTCGGTTCGCCGCTATCGTTCGATTCTGAGAAGTAACCCGCCGTGCCAGCGGTAGCTTTACGCGTTGGCCGTGTGGCGACTTGTGAGCCGTTTTCGAGTGGATGCATTAGTTAGTCCTCGTAGATGTATTCATAGTATTTTCCCGCGAGCTTTAGCTTTTCGAGCAAGCACACAAGCGCGCTGGCTGAGCTGGAAATAAGTGGGGTTAGGCAATCGTCAAGACACGTGGCGTTTGCGTTCGGGACGCCTTTTACAATAACGCGCATTACATGGCGGTATTTGGCTTCGTAAAGCGGATATGTACAGCCGCGTAAGCAGTGATGCGGATAGACCTCTTGCACTTCGACTGTGAAGCCCAGTAGCGCCGCAAGGCCTTCAATTGCCCAGCTCTGTAAGCCGCCTTTGCGGTGGTATTTTTCAACTACTGCGTTACGACGTTGATCGATTGTTTGGCCCGTCAACGAACACTCAGGAAGACCCAAATAAGTTTCCCATTCTGCTAATAATTGCAGCGTCGTTTCTGGACGCATTTCGTCTAAAAGCTGGTCTGCGCTTTGCTCTGCTCGCTGTAGTCGTGGGGCATAGCCTGCAACGTATTTATAGAGTGGCCCTGTCTGATCCCGTGACCAAATATCCCCTTGAGGCATTTGCATCATGATGGCGTTTGACCATTGCTCTACGCTGTGGCTCATGCATCACCCCACGCAATTGCGCCTAAACTGTGTAGTTCATTGCCCGCTGCTGTTACGTTTGTTGTGAGTGCTAATGTGTAATCTGTTAAACCAGTGACCGCGCCAATAGCCGTGCGTAAGCTGCTTAATAGTAGCGTTGATCCTGGGCTTAATGACGCGATGTAATTCGACATTGCTGTGCTGACTGATGCACGTAATTCTGTCGTGTCTGGCACGAGGTTTAATGCAGTAGTGAGGGGCTTTAATGTCAGATTAATATAGATAGCTTCGATACCCGCAGGGCGACCAACGTAGGTGCTCGTTGCCGGGTCTTGATGACGAAAAATATAGTCGTCCATTGCAGCTATGTCGGTAGAAGTTGGGATGATGTCAGCACGACCATCAAACACAAACGCATAGCCAACCGTTGAGCCGCCTTGATACGCATCGTATGCCCATGCACGAGTAACGCCAGCCACTTCACGACACCACGCCACATAATCTGCCACCGCGCCGCCCATCGGTGGATTGCGCTTGCGAAACAGTAAACGCTCTAGCAATTCGCTGACGCTTTCAATGTCTGCACCGCCTGATATAGCGGCAGTAACAGAACCTTGAGGTGATACGCCTGGCACGGTGGAAACCAGTGTTAGCACTTCGCCTGTTGGCACGTTATAGCTAACACCAGTGTCTTCGGATTGCACAACGGCAAGCACGCTAGAGCCACTTAATGATGACGACGTAACGCTATAAACACGCCCATCGCTGTGTGTCATTTGTGTGTTTTCGGGGATTGTACTTGTGCCGCTAAAAGTGACGCCGCCACTGGCATAACTTGCCAGCTTTCGAACAATGCCTTCGCTCTGTGCTGTGTCGATAATCGTCTGGTCGTCGGACTCAGACGTTGGAATAATTTGACGAACAATCCATGTTTGATAATCGTACAAATCGCGGACTGATCCGCTTACCGCGCTGTTCAATGCTTGCTCGACACCAAACTTAGGTAAGACGGCATCTAACGAGCTTTGAACGTCGATTAAACCCTGTTCAATTAGAGTTTTAAGCGTGGGGACGTTATACGGCATTTTGTAGCCCTCCGAACTGTGCATCCCAGCGCTGCGACACAGCAACAATCATATCGCGGCCATCGGGTTTTGTGATCGCGATTACAAGTGCAAGGGTGTTGATGCGAGGGATAGAGCCGACCACAGATACGGCCTTGGCCATTACGCCGCTACCGTCATCTATCAACATCCAAGCGAGGGCATTTTCAGCGTATTTAACCGCAAGGTTTTTTACATCGCTGGTTAATTTTTCGCGTTTGAGTAACCATAATTTACCACCCCAAGGGGTGGTACTGTAGGTATCGCCTGGCCAACCACGTAAGTCGCTGGAACCGTCGGGTAATTCGTCTGATTGTGAGGCACGAGAATCGGTAAAAAGCGAGATCAAAACAAGCTCGGCAACACCGCTATCGACAAGATCGCCATCGATAATAATGTTTAGCTGTTGCTTGAGTTGATCTAACAAAATACTCATTGTGGCCCTTGTGTTAATTTGTCTGTGTCGTAGATGTGTTTATGATCTAAATAGCTGATGCCGCCCGCCGTTAAATCCGATCCAGATACAACAGCAGACGAGCTAATCGCGCCCGTCGCTGCTACAGATCCAGTTGCCACAATATCGGCGTCGGTTTTAATGTTTTCGGTTACATGCAGCTCACCCTTTATTTTCGTTTTTGGGGAAATAATAGTGGTTTCAGGGGATACAATAGTCACACTCTCGCTAGCAGTCAGATTAACTTTGTTTGCTGTTATATTGATCACGCCATCTTTCGTAAGCTGAATTCGATGACCTTCTAAGTGATAAAGAAATACATCACCCATCTCTCCCTTTGGTCGGTACTGTTTGTCTTCTACTGCGATGGCGACGAGCTGGCCAAGGTTGCCGCCTAGTGCCGCAAGTATGGCCTCAGACCCTAGCGGTGGGTTACTACTTGTACCGTAATTCTGAAAGCGCTCGATGTCGTCCGC